GAATCCGGTTCCTACACCATTTGCTTCTGCGTTTGTTGCATTGGGGTTTAACCCGTAACCTGCCCCCCTAATAACATCCTGGGCCAAATGATTAGTAATTGTGTTACGCCCCTTAAACCAAATAAAATCGGGTTGAAACGACACTGTGTTAACAGCGTTGCTGATGCTCTGCGTTGACCCATTCCCCGTATAAGTCGTAGCAGCCATCGCCACTCGTCCATCAGGTACTGCAAATGTAGTTGCCATGATTAGATGTTGAAAGTGTTGAGTGGGAGGAAACCGCTGGGGGCGGTGTAGACGAAGGGTTGCTGGCCGAAGTTGAAGTTACCCCCGCTGGTAAGCGACCCAGCCGCAGGGAAATATGTACCGGACAGTGTAAAGCCTGTCAGCGTCCCCATGATGGTGTTGTTCTTATAGATTGCAAATGTTTGATCATCTGAATTAAAGGCAAACCCAATAACATCACCAGTTGTAGCAGTAGAATAAGTAGCTAGCGTTGCGTTATTGTTATAAACTTTACCATCTGAAGTGTAGTAACCCCAGCCATAAACATCTTGGCCTAGGTATATTGACACGTTAGCATTTGCAGTTGCTATGCCTGCCAACAAAGGAGTGCCACTTACTACAGTAGCTTCCCAATAGTATTTGCCCGTTGCTGGTATTTGCATCGTGGCCCTTACCATGTATGCGGTAACCCCACCTGAAGTCGCATAGGTAAGATTGGCATTCGACAGGGTAAGCCCAGTGCCCTTGTCCAACGGATTCAGCACAGCATAGTTCGCCACCGTAGTCGAGGTCAGTGTCGGCACATCAGTCAGGGAGTCGTATGTGGACCCGGCAGTGAGGCTGATGTTGTTGGGTGTCCAGTTGTTGGCGTTGCCGCTGGAGTCTGCTACCAGGGTTGATGTGCTAGTGGTGTTCGTGAACGGCAAATAGAAGCCATTGGTCCCGTATGTCCCGGCGTATCGGATGGGGAGCCACTGGTTGTAGATGCTGGATGCGCCGAATAGCGTGGGGGCTAGGGCTTGACCGTCTACGAAGTTAACCTCGGCCATTTCGCCGTCGAAGTAAGCCCCAGCTAACAATTCCGCATCTTTGGCAAAATACGTTGGTTGTGCTCTATTAAAATAACCACCAAAACTTGCGGTGGGGTAAGTAGCGGTTGAAAACGAAGTTATTTGAGACCCGTTAACGTATATTTTAACTCGATTAGATGCAGTTGCTTGAGCATCATCATAAGCAATCGCAATGTGATACCAAGCTGCATAATCTCTAAACAACTGCGTAGTGGCTAAATAAGTATATGTTGTACCAAGATTATATTGGTAAAAAAGCAAATCATCACCACCAGTAAAACCTATAAAACCATAAGTTGCATTAGAATTTCCGGTTAATGACGTATTGTATATAGCCTGAAAACCACTAGTCCCACGCTTAACCCACCCACTCCATGTCCAAGTGTTTGTGTTTCCTGAAACGGCGGGGGTTCTACTTACATACGCACTCGCAGAAGACCGGAAGCGCAGGGATTTGTTTACGCTATAACTAGTAGCACCACTAGAGGTAAAGTATTCTTTAAAGGAGGATGTGAATACATTTGTGACTACACCATATTTGTCAATGATGTCAGGGTAGGATGGTTGAAAGACACCCGTTAGACCTTGTACGGTGATAGCCATTTTTTGTTACACACCCATAATGATCTGAACCGTACCGGATACCGCAGTGACACTAGCACGAACATATCGCCAAGGTGCAATGGTCGTAAACCCATCAGTAGTAAGAATAGCAGTCAGGGTAATGGTTCCCATAGTGATCCAGTTAGAGTTTGTACCAACAAAGGTAGCATCCTCATTAGACACTTGAATAAGAACCGTAGCTGTACCAGCAGCAGTAACAATAGCTTGGAAAGAACTATAAGGACTTTCCTTGTAGACTGGTGTTGAGTTAGCAATAGATGCTGTAGACAGCACACTACCAAAAGCAAAGTAGCGAGGTTGTTCACCACTCTTAATTCGGACATTACTCATTTTTCAAACTCCTATCTTACTTACGCGGTTGCATGTTGTAAAACTTTAACGAACAATTTCGTTAGCAACAATAACGTAGTCAGTGTTCAAGTTCTCCGTACCTACTGGAGTAATTTGAAACACAGGGCTAAGATAAGCATTGGTAACAGTAAAGGCATTGGTAGCACCTACTGTAATGCTTGAAATACGAGCTTGAACTGCACCTCCTGAGTACACATACAAGTCTGTACCATCATAGTAAAAACCAACATCAACATAAGTCCCAGCAGCTACAGCAGTAACTGCTGCATCCAAGACAGTAGTTGTACCGTTGATGACAGACACAAGGTCTAGATTTAGTTGTGATGCAGCTTTACGAAAGTACAAACCATCTGCTGTAATAGCAGCATTAGCCGTATTCAAACCAAAGAACATAGACATAACACCAGTCACTGCTGATGCACGAATACGTTGTAGGAACCAGAACTTATTTCCTTGAACAAATTGAAAGGCAGTAGCTGCACGAGTTACTGCAGATGCCGTAGCAGATGCTGGGGTTAGAACCAACGTACCACCAATACCAGCAGCACCAACACCAAGTGCTACAGCACCACCACCAGAAATGGTATATGCAGTAGCAGTTCCACTGTCAAAGAAATCGTTAGAGTACGTTGTAACAGCAAGACCAGTTGAACCACTAGTGTGGTACGGATCAGGGAAAGGGTAGTTGCCCAGAGGGGTTGCGGCAGTTACGGTAGTAACACCGCTTAGAAATCGGGTAGGTGCTGACATGATAGAAATCCTTTGACGTTGTTAAAAACACAACGCTCTACATTGCATAGAGCGTCATTGGATGTTTGCATTGTACTACTAGTACTGCTTCTTTTTAGAAGGAGTCTTGCTTGGAGTAGGCATCTTACCTGGGTTAGGACGTTTGCCCTTTTCTTTCTGTCGTTCAAAGCTCATGCTTGTTCTCCTTATTTAGAAAAACCCCCTCCTTGTGAGAGGGGGCTTGTTACTAAGAACAATCTTAAGGACCATTGACACCAAAGACTGCACGAGGATCAGACCAACCGAACGAATAGCGTTCGTAGCCTTTAGCCTTGGCATTCATGGTATCAAAATCATTGTCCATGTCAAAGGTAATTGCATGACGATCATAGTACTTCATGCCCGTGCCACCAGGGATGGTGTTACGGATAAACCAAGCATGGGGTGCCGAAAAGTAATGGTTTACTTTGAAGCCACCAGGAAGGTAGTTGCCAGAATTAATGACGTTAATGTCATTGTTGGCATTACCAGTTTGGTACGTAGAGTTCAGAATGCGTTGAGCATTGAACAGTTCTTGACGAGCAATATGAAGACTATTAGGTTGAATAGCGACCACCAAACCACGGTCGTTCTGCAAACCCATAATAGCAATCACAGCATCTTCAAGAGCAGCTTCACTCAAATCAACATCAACGGCAGGCTTGTTAGCCCATGTACCACCAGTGGTGTTAGTGTGTGCTGTCGAGCAAAGCTGAACACCATCACCACCCTTGTAGGTACTGTTGAATGCGCGGTTGTAAACGTTAGCAGCAATATTTTCTTTCGTTTGACGGAAAGACATAGCCAACGCAGCAGCACGCTTCTTGGACACCTGCTCATACAGGTTATCGTCCATCTCTTCTTTGGTAACAATATAACCCATAGCATACGCAATGTGCGTATAACGAGTTACAAAGCCTTGGACTTCAGAGTCATATTGCACCCCAGAGCCTTCAGACTTAACTGGCACCAAACCAAAGCCAGTCATTTGAACGTCTTCCTCATAGTTTTGGTTAGAGGTATCCTTATCAAAGAGGTCGCCATACTCTTCGGGATGTTCGTTGTAAGTCTGACCCCACCAAGCCTTAATACCAGGCCATAGTGCTTTTGGGTGTGAACTGGTTGAGATAATTCCAGCCATAATCTATTCTCCAATTATTAAATGACAGCAGTACCAGTACCGGCACCGTAGACATGATTGTTAATCTTAACCAGCAACTTTGCATACTGACCAACAGCATTGTCAATACGTTGGGTAAAGCCCATAAGCTTCAAGTTAGAAGTGGTGCCAGCCGTAAGAGTAGCAGCAGTCACTGTGCCAGAGTCGCTATAGGTAGTTGCACCAGCAGCAATAAGGAAATTAGTGTTTTGACCAATATCCGTTACAGCAGTAGGAACAGTCTGACCATCTTGAATCTCAAAGATCAAGTTTGGATCATCAGCAACAAGAGCGTACTGAACAACAGTTGAGCTAACTGGAATGCTACGGACAGTCAAATCAATGTTGGTAGCAACCAAGCTAACGCCAGGAGGAGCAACAACGAAACCAACCACAACACCAATAACTGCTGAACCAGCAACACCAATAGAAATACCAGCAAGACCGTTAGTGTCTGCTGAACCACTAAGGGTAACCGGATCACCAATGTACATTGCTGCACTACTGATAGGAACCGAGTACAACCGAGCTTGCCCAGTGTAGGGTGCCCCGTTGAGATAACTAACAGGCTTTAGACCGCCTGGGCGATTTGTGTTTGCCATTTAATTCTCCAATATTAAATTCAAGTGATTTTGATACCACCTGTAGGAACATAGAACCCAGGATTATCTCCAGTGATCTTGCCCATACGAATAGCAGCATCAATGCGATTGTTTTTAGCCTGAAGGTCGGCTTGATCTTCCTCATACCATTCTTGCCGAGTCTTCATCAGGTATCCATACTGCTCAGTTCCCTCTGCACGAGGGTTAACCAGATACCTAATCCTTTCTCCAAGGTCACCATTACGGCTAACCACATTCTCACTCACACCACCTACTTCCGTAGGGGTGACAAACTCATAACCGCTATCTACAGCTTCTTGAATACGACCTCCAGTATCCGTAAAGATGTGAAGATGGTATCCGGGGATTTGATCCCTAACCCCTAGCTTAGCTTCAGTGCCGTTAAACACATTGCGGCGTTTACGAGTTGAACCGTCCATTGCAGGAGCTGGTGCATTTCGTTTTTCTTGCTTTTCGAGAAGGCGTTCAGCCCTCTCTTCATAATTTAGAGCGCGAGGCATATTAGTTTTCCTTTAGTAGTGTGGTTAAAAACTTAGTTCCAGTCGAAGTCTGCTACATAAGATTCTCGGGTCATAAGCTTCTGCTTAACAAACCGATCACAAGCAGCTTTAGCTTCAGGAGGCAAGTTGTCGTAGCTTTGAGCATTGCTGTTTGCCCTGCTTTGACGGCCTGATCCTGACTCTACAGGACTACTACCAGAATTCTTTTTCTTGTTACCACCAAACTTATTAGGAAACTCTTCTGCTATTGCCTCATCTAGTTTATCAAGAAAAGGTTGACCTTTAAGACCAGGGAAATCCAATCGGAGGCTTTCACCAATACCGTTAACCATGCTAGTCATACGACGATCTTGCCCAAACCAAGTGTTGCGGTCCAACCATACTTGCAGACCGGGGTCGATACTTGTTGAGGTATCTTCTACAGGCTCTTTCGTAGCAACAACATCTTTAACAGCTTGTTTAGCTTCCTTAAAGTTTTCCTTAGCCTCATCTAACGCATCATCAAGAGCGTTAACTTTCTGACCGTCACCATCACTGATGGCTTGGGCACGACTTTCTTTAATATCCTGAATACGTTTTTCGTAGTCAGATGCCTTACGTTCGTAAGACTCCCTCTGGAATTTCTTAAACTCTTCTGCTGCTTCACGAAATTCTTTGAGCTGTTCTTTTGTATTGTTTAGATCTTTGATTAGGTTCTCATTGTTCTTACGAAGAATGGGAAGAATCTCACGACCACGCTTTACAAAGGTATCAGCATCAACCCAGTCAGACTCGTTACCTCGGAACCTTTCCTTGGGAACCCATCCTTGGGATTCAGCTTCATGACGAACATCAGATGCTATCTCATTGGTGACACTATCTTCGGTGCTCATATCTTACTCCTGTATTTTTAAAGTTGTCAAGTCCTGGCTAGGTAGGGGTCTACAAGGTCTACATCGGCATCTAGAGTGCCTGTAACATCCTTGTCGTTAATCATCCGATACTGACAACCATCTTTACCTAGGTAGAGTAGACCAGCGTACTTGGCAAAGATCACCTTGTCACCAACCTTACACCACGGTTTAGATTCATCAGAAAAACACTGCTTACCCATAGCAACGACAACACCAGTGGTATTACCCATCTGTTCTCGTTCCTTACTGGTATCAGTAGATAGGATGATCCCACCTTTAGACATTTGCTTAACTTCTTGAGGCTTAATAAGCACTCGCCAACCTACAGGATTAATCCCAGATTCATTACTCATTTTTTTTATAACCTTACTTAGTTGCTACTAAACAGATCTTCGTACTCAATGCCAATGATGACTGCAATAGCCCTACATCGACCTTTTACTTCTTGCTCATTGTCAAACGCATCGTTAATCAAACCTTCTTTCATGGATTCCCTATCAGCAAGAAGCATCTTCATAAGCTTCTTAGTAACAGGGTGATGCTTCCACTCTTGAAAGTTTTCTTCGGTAACTGGCTCAAACAACATTCACACACTCCCTTGGTTAAAAATCTTCTTACATCATTTCTTCTTCCCCTGGCATTCCCATTACCATAGGTGCCTGGGGTTGTTCTTGTTGTTCTCCCGTCATAGCAGAATAAACCTTCTGCATAGTCTGGATAGAACTCAAAATACCTTCTCTACGCTCACGTTGTAGACCAATTTGAGAGTTAATTTCTTGAAGACGCATCTTCTCACCTTCAGTAGCAATGCCAACTTTAATAGCTTCAGCTTCTGCTTTAAGTTTCTCAATCTTAGCTTGATTAAGTTCTGCTTCACTCATGAGTTTCAATAGACCCATCTTCATAGCCAGTTCAGATTCAGCCTGTTTAGCTTGAATCTTCATCTGTTCAAGTTGAATCTTAGGATTCTGAGGAGAAGGTATAGCGTTTGGACCCTTTGGATCAGGAAGAATCTTGTCAATGTTAGTGATCTTCATAGCTTTAAGAAGCGTGTACTCAGCTTCATAACGATCATACAAACCCGGTGTAGCGGCTACTCGTTGAGCTATAGCATTAGCTTGTGCAACACGTTGAGCATCAGAAGTCACACTTGGGTCAGCCGTAGGCATCACATCAGTCACAGGACCTTCGTAGTCACTAGCTAGGACAATGCCTTGACTCTTAGCATTAGATACGTATTGCGTGTTATCAGTAACAAATATCTGGTTCAAACGGTACAACTTACGGAATTCTTGCTTAAGACTACGGTGAGTGCGTTTAAAGATCCCATTAAAGATCTTCATGCCCTGCTCAGCCATAGTACGGGTAGTCTCAGCAGGCGTGTTTTGTCCAGGGTTCTGACCACTCAAGATATCTACTGAGCCGCCAATACGCTCCCCGTAGTTGATCAAGAGGTTCAAGAGGGTAAAAAGAACCTGTGAAGGTTCACGAACAGGAAGCGGGACTATCCCTTTACGAAGGTCATCACCTGTTGTATCGACATGCTTCCATTCCATTGGGTTGAAAGAATAATTACCACCACGAAGCTTAATACCACGGCTAAGGAAACCTCCGGCTGTGTTTGCCATAGTTCCTGAGTCCACCAATTGATTAACAATTGTATTGATAGACTCGTTGAGAGGACCAAGAAGAACACCAAAACCCAGGTCATAGAAGCCCCCATCAGGAGAAGGAACAAACGGATACTTGGTAAAGTATTGTTCTGCCTTAATGCTAAGTACTACGTCCTTGTTGTTGCGTTCAATGTCAGCATCGCTATAGCGAGCTACGATGCGAGCAACAGTCTTGTTGTCCCTACGGACATACACGATGTAGGGTTCAGCGTAACCATCATCATCAAAGTCAATGTGACAATGCTGCTCAAGGATTTCAATGGGAGTACTGGTGTCATTGGGTTCAGGAGGTGACATCCCCTGTGCCTTGTCTTGGGCACTTTGAAGACCACTACCAGTCATTCCAGACGATAACGACTGTTGCCTACCTTCAGACACATCACACCACAGACCACGAGCTACACGCTCATAGATCTCGTTCCTAGACATTTGAAGGATGTGGGTAACACGACTGGCAGTTTCTAGACTCTTGGTCCAATAGTTAACCACCAAGTCTTTGGCTAGAACATTCTCCGAGATGTTGTGCTTACGGATAGGATCGTAGTAGGTCTTCTTAAAAGCACAACCAATAATAGGTTGTGTAATAAGAACCTTGTCCATTTCCGATTCCCAGTCTTCATCTTCTTCAAGAAGCTGGTAGCTCATGTGCTGCTCTACTCGGGTAGAACGAAGAGCACGAAGGCCATCTTTGTCATCACCTACAACTCGACACTTAACGGGGAGGTCACTATCAATTAGAACAGGATAGCTACGAGCATGGTACTGAAGTGCAGCAATAGTAATCAAGGGAAACTTGATATTACTAGCATTAGGCCAAGGAAAGTTTTTAATCTCTGCAACTTGTAGAGCAAGCTTAAGGGAAGCTTCAGTACGCTTTTCCCAGCTACTACGAGAAATAAGATCGTTATCAAAGTCTTTAACAATAGTGATGCCAATAGTTGCCAAGTCTTCTTTACATAGAAGTTCAGCAATATTAGCCTCGTATACGAGGTCATTGATGTTAAATTTGTCTTTAAGTTTCATATCTTAGTACCCGCAAGTAGTAGAGCGACCTTGGTCATTGCTCATATTTTCTCGAATCATAAGTCCGTACTCTTCTTCTTCAAGCTCTTTTTCGGTTGGTGCTTCCCACATCCTATCGAGCATAAGACCTAAATAGGCCCAAGCATCCACTTGGTCATCATGCTTGTCTCTAGGAAATCTTAGAAGCTCATCCTCAAAGCCTTGATACCAATCAGCGTCCTTATCGAATTTACAGGCACCGCTTCTCATACGAGCTTGAATGCTTCTAGCTCTAGTAAGTTTATCACCGCTTGGTTTTAGTAAGACAGTTGAGATGAACTCACCACGCTTAAGCATTTCTTCGTTGAGATATGGACCTATAGCTTTCTGAATAGTACCTTGCTCAATTCCAAAAAGTACGGGCTTATAAATCTTTTGGAGCATCAAGATCGTATCAACAATCTCCAAAGCATCCATCCGTTGCTTAATCACATGCTTGCAGTACAGCCTTCCATCTTCATCCATACCACCTACAACAAAGGCAGAGTAGTCTGCTCTTTGGGCTTGGGACACAGCTAGGTCACAGGTCGCATAGTACACCAACTTCTTTTTACTGTCTTCAGGCTTCATAGCCACAAAGTCAGTCTTCTTAAAAAAAGTGTCGGTAATGTCCAACGGTATGTTGAGCATTTCTTGGGAGTATACATCTGCCAAGCCTTGCCTAACGTAGTCTTCCTTCTGTAGCTTGAAGTCTTCAGCAGTCTTCATCTCAGGCCACAGAAGAATTTTAAAGTCATCCGTGTGTGCCCGGTACTTAACTGACCTCCAAGGAAGCTTGTTAAGGGAGTATTCTTTTAGGTCTTCCTTGATAAGACTCTTGACACCCCTGTGGCCGATAAGCAACGAACTAGGCATCAGATTTTCTAAGAGACTGTCTAGGTGAAGAATAGTCCCTACGATCCTGATCTTACCGCTAGAAGACACACAAGGGATAAGAGCACCATAGAACCAACGCTTGAACTTCATGCGTCGATCCTTGTTCATAACGATCTCATCGTTCTCCATGTCATCACCGATGATCAAGTCAGGACGAAGGTTAGCCCACTTCAAACCCCGTAACTTCTGTTCACTGCCCTTAGCTTGTATACGGAAGGTATGTCCATCCTCCATTTCAACGATAAGGTCATCCTCGGTATCCTTGGGGAAGGGTCCATCCTTAATACCAAACAAAGAACGCAAGTCATCATTGTCGAGTATCTCCTTCTTAATATCCCCTAGGAACTGAATAGCTTGAGACACAGTATCTGAAACTATCAATACATACCTAGACTCTCTAAAGAGAACTGAAGCTAAGGTATAAGCATGGGTTACTGCTGTACTTTTAGCGTGATACCTAGGAGCAGCTATAGCAACCTGTTTGGCGCTACTAGTAACAAGTTCCCAGATCTCTTTATGAAAGTCTGGTGTAGGAGCAGGCTTATCAAAGTTCTTACGAAGAATAGAGTTAACAAACCCTTCCATTACAGAAGCGTTGAGTTTAGACAACGTGTCCCTCAACATTAATGGTCTTCATAGAAGCAAACCTAGCAAACTCTTCACTAAGCTTAGCTAGCCTATCATCAATAGTCTTTTCAACTTCTTCTTTGATAGGATTGTTATGTAGCTTCTCTTGCTTAGTCATAAGTTCACTAGTAATCTTAAGAGCTACGTGTGCCTTCACAGGCACCCTAGTGATTAATCCAGTCTTCTGATCAAACTGAGCATCACCTAGATCAAGTCTGTCTTCAACAGCCTTGAGAGCCTTATCAACAATCCTCTTGAGTTTACCATCCATCTTCTGGATGTCTTCAGATTGAAGCTGAAGAGAGTAATCCTTAAACCAATCAGAAGTTTTCCAAACTTTTAAAGTCTGGTGGGGTATACCAGTAACAATAGCTGTCTCAGCCATATTGCCAAGCATAAGATATGTGCTCACAGCTTCCAGTTTTTGGTTCTGTGTCCATACAGACTTCTTGTACCTACGATCATGAGAGTCTTTTCTACGCATTACTTAGCCATTTTCTTAAGAGTTTGAGCAAGACGAGCACGTTGTCCCATTTTTCCAGGTTTTTTAGAAGCAGCTTCTAGTTTGGCAACAGGAATAGTCTCACCCTTCTTAACACCAAGAGATTTACGCAGAGCACCTGGCTTTTTAATAGCACTAGCTATCCAATTTTTAGTAGCCACAAGTTTTCCAGTAGGGTTAACGATACTTTGAAGTCTTATCTGCAATTTTTTTAGGTTGAGCTACAAACTGCTTACCCTTTTTCTTACCTTCTCGCTTAGCTTTAGTTGTTGCAGCGTACTCAGCAGAGCTTAAAGACTTAATAGCAGCCTCTGGTAGGTAACGTTCACCTGTTTTAGACGATGGTTTACCTGATTTGGTACGCCACTTTTGTTCAGTCCAATCTTTTAAGGACTTTTGTGAGGCTTTCATTTCTTCTTCTTGGGTGGTGTGTGGGATAACACCTTGCTACTAGGAGAATGCTTTACTCCTGTCATCAAAACAGTACCTGTTTTGTGTGTATCGCCTTTATACACTTTGCCATCAGGCAAGTAATGAGTTTTATTCTTACTCATTATTTATAACCTCCACCTGATGCTTTGTATTTTTTAGCTACAAGCTGTGCTTTACGAGCTGACCACTGTCCAGCAGAAGTACCTTGGGTAGCTGAAGCTTTTACTTGGGCAACTATCCTTTTACGAAGAGTTGGCTTGGTGTAATTACCAGCAGCGTTTACTGTGGATTTAGCTTTAGTAGCCATATCAACACTTCCACTTCTTTAAAGACTTGTTAATCCGAGAATTTGGATCGTTAGCTTTAGCTGTGCCTGTAAGCTTCTTCTTCATTCCTGTCATACGAGCACAGAAAGAATCTTTTCTAGAACCACCTTCAGGTTGTGGAGCTTTAAGTCCAGGTTTACCTGGATTAGCTGCGTTGTATGAAGCCCTTCCTTTAGCGTTTAAACCACCAGAAGGACTCTTACCCTCTTTGCGTTGCCAAGCAGGGGATTTAGCCACGAACTGATCTACTTATTTGCAGCCAGACATAGGCTTCTTTTTAGCCTTAGACATCTTGTCTTTCATCATCTTTGGCATGTCTTTTTTATCTTGTTGGGTTTTGTTAGCCATAGCTTTAGTCATCATTGCACCTTTAGCTGGCATTGCTTTCTTTTTCATCATCATGATTTTGTCCTCTTAAGAAGAATAAATATTGAGAGTGTAAGTACCCACACATAGCACCTTACGTGCAAACTATAGCACTTTTGTACAACAAAGCAAGTGTCACCTATGTGACACCCGGTAGACCTAATGCCTCTAACGAGGGAGAGTTGAGAAGGTGTTGACAACAGTCTGAACTGTGTGCTACCCTTTTTTTACTTACAGTACATAGTTCTTCTTTTTATAAGATCTATTGTTAGCGTAGCTAACATAGCTCTCTCCTTTAGGGAGAGAGTAGTAGTAGCTGTTACTACCCTAGCGTAGCTAGGTGTTCTTAGTAACATCTAAGAGTAGCTAACAACACACATCAAACCCATAGCTAGTAGCAGCTATCCCCCTCTTGTTTATAAATTTATAGCTAGCGTTATAAGATGTGAGATGTAATTTATATATAAAAAACATTTGCCCCTCCCTACCCCTACTACTACACCTATACCTACCCTAGCACTAGGTAGGTAGCTAGCCCTCTACCTATGGTAAACCCTTACATCTATGCTAGTCTTTTAGCCCTTGATGTTGTTATAACAAGTGTTCTAACATAGTCACTTCCCTCCGTTATAACAATTGTTCTAACGAGCCAGCTTACCGATCAACAACTTAGCTCTCCCCTCATCTACATCACCTAGCATCTCACTGATACCTCTAGCAACAGCTAGATACCGTTTGTAGCCCTTCTACGGTACCTACGTGGCTCTATCTTCTACATCAAGCTACTACCCCAGCTATGTACTCGTTTGATGCGTCCTAGGTCCTCTATCTCAGTGTGTGTCTTGTTGTATGTGTTCAGTTCTCACGATGTTGTTATACCACTGTGTGTTAATCGCTCCTTAGCTGTCGGTTCGATGGACTGCTGTTGAACGCGCCCCCCAGCTTCTTGTTCGGGTGGGCACCGTGCCTTCCGCAGTCTTCGACTGCTCCTTGGCACTTTGCAGGTACTGCGCCAGCCGTCGCTGCGCTCCTTTGTGGCACAGATCGCTACGCTTACCTGCATTGCCCATCCCCCTCCTTCGTCGGGGGCAGACCCTCACGCCCAGCTCTTGTGAGGGGGGCGGTTCCCCCTCAGTCATCAACCAACAAGGAGCAACACCATGGCACAACAACAAAACTTCGACTTCAACGCCTTCAACCAACTCACTGAGCGTCTGCCTGCCGGACTCCAAATCTTCCTCGCGCAGCAATTGCTGTCGAACGCAGCTTGGACGATGCAGAAGTTCGACAATCCTCGCGGTGACACCGTGATGGGCATCCTCACCGATGTCAAGACTCTCCGAGGCGCTATGAAGGCTGACGCAGCAGCGCGAGTCACTACGACTGCGCCGTTCTGACTCACCTCACAAGGTAGTGGTTTATCCCACTACCTTTTTTTTTCATCATCTTCACAATGTGGAGCACTACCACCATGTTCAAAGACAAACACAAAAACATAACCAACTACATGCAACAACCCAATAAAACTAGAGACTATGAAAGTATATTGGACTGCATCGGAGCGATCATCCTTGCTGCTGGCATAGCTTTACCCTTCCTGATTTACTTTGCTATTTATCTTCCGTATTAACTAGAGATCAACAATGGAATACCACGCTATTGTTCTTAATAACATAGCTGTGGTCCGTCAAGCGGATCATGGCATCAATGACACTGAGTGGGAGATGGGTTGTAGGTATGTTCTAGACACACACAGTTCTAGACTAGTTCTCTTTGACAAACTATTTCAAATAGGACATGCCGTTGTTAGTGAAGACTATTGGAGAGAACTAATAAACAATCCAGAAGACATCACTAACGATAAGTTTATATTTACTACTAAGTATGACAAGTGGGATGTACAACAAACTATCTATTGATCGCTCCTCCCATGCAGCCCAAGATGCCGCAAAAGCGGCGGCATATGGGCAGCTAGGTCGTCGCTTGTGATTTATGAGCGGGCTTGCTCCCGGCCCTTTAAGGCGGGGGCCGTGAGGCTACGCCCTTCATTGTTATCAACTAACTGGAGAATGTTTATGTCTAAAATCTTCGTACTTGATCTTGTAGATGAGATGCAATGGGAAGATATTATAGAAATGGAAACACTAGAAGAAGTTGGCCTTGAAGAAACAAATGAAACTGACAACAGTTTCAAACATGGGATATTGGCATATCTAAATTGGTTCTATGATGGAGAATCATCAGAATACAACGAATAACTACCGACAACTTTAATAACCCATTAACAAGTGGGTTATTGAGGCATGTTGCCTGTGTTAGGAGGTTTTATGTTTCGTGTATATCTTCGTCAATACCATCGTTGGATTTTCAACATACCTGTTGATGAAGCGCTAGTGTACAAAGAAGAGGGATACATTGTAGAACTCATGAGCTAACAGCATTCTTCTACAGTACTTTCTATGAGAGTACTGTGTAGGCAATGTTGCCGTAACTGGAGATCGTAATGGAATTAGATAGTACTAGTGATGTTTCTACGCTGTATACCGCAGCTACTGAGTCTCTTGTCAGTGATCAAGCTGGCAACTCAACATTTGAAAAATT